TGGGCTTTGTGGCGCAGCTAGTGTTGGTGGCATTTGTATTCTTTGGTTGACCCTAAACTTGTTCAAGGAGAACATCATGGTAGAAACACTGTTCTGGATTGTTGTTGGCGCCGTCATTGGCTGGGTTGTTCCGCAACCGGCCTGGGCTGCACCTCTGGTGGAGCGAGTCAGTAAATTCTGGCCGGGCCGATAGATCATGGATCTCGCCAGCGTGCCCAACATCAAGGCCATGCTGGCATTTCTGGCTGGGCTAGGATGCCAACCTAACCCTACGGTTGAATACGATGACCAATTGGCCTGGCCCGGCCTGTATCGCAATGGCGTCATGTATCTGCGGTCTGCGCAGACACCAGACAGAGTCATAGTGCATGAACTGGTGCATGCCTGTCAGGAGCCGGCCCTCAGCCGACAGGAATGGTTACAAAACGAAATACAGGCGCATCATATCGAACAGCTCTGGATGATTCGCCAGGCTGACCAAGAAAATCATTAGCCAGAGCTAATAACAAGACAGCATGACAACCAGGTATCATTCAATACATAATTGTATTCGGATCAACGTCGATCCGATGTTTATGTTAAGGAGTAAACCATGTGGACCAAGCCCGCTGCCGCTGATCTTCGCTTCGGCTTCGAAGTCACCATGTACATCGCTGCTCGCTAAGCAGCTGTACTGGCATTAACTGGGACGGCTTGCGCCGTCCCTTTTGTTGTGTGTATTGAATCTAACCAAAAAGATGATAACTCATGGGAAACCCAGTTCCCTATTGACTCTTTGTATCAGAATCTTTATAATCCGCATAAATAACTGGTACGTTGACGTTTGTGTTGACCAGATTATTCACACTTTTGCCCTGACATGGAGAATGGCATCAATGAAAATTAAGCCGCCGGCTAAGAAGGAAATGAGCAAGCTGCAGCAGCAGATGTTCCAGAACAATCCCCTGTTTATCAATAAACCCAAGGAAAAGCGCCCGCCCAGTCTGTTCATCGCCACGCCCATGTTTGGTGGCCAGGCCAACTACATGTACATGATCAGCCTGATCAATCTCCTGACCAAGCTGGGCCAGCATGGCATTCCCAGCATGTTTGAGATTGCCGCCAATGAGAGTCTGATCACCAAGGCTCGCAATATTCTGGTGGAAGGGTTTTTGAAGAGCAATGCCACGCATCTGCTGTTCCTGGATGCTGACCTGGGCTTTGACGGCGATGATGTCATTCGCATGATTCAGGCCGACCGTGACATCATTGGTGGCCAGTATGCCAAGAAGAAGATCAACTGGGATGTGGTGAAGCGTGTGGTCAATGCTGTACCCGACATCCCCGGCCCGCACATCAATGCCGTGATTGCGGAAAGCACCTTCCGTCCCATTGGTGACAGCCTGACCTTTGACATCAATCAGCCTGTGGAGGTTGAGAGCATTGCCACGGGCATGATGTTGGTCAAGCGCGAAGTATTTGAGACCATGGCGCAGCGCATGCCCGAGACTGAAATCATCAGCGGCGGCAGCGAGACCATGGACCCCAAGACCATGACTCGCATCACAGACCCGCATCGTAAGAGCCATGCCTTCTTTGACACCAGCATTGACCCTGTGACCAAGGCCTACACCAGCGAAGACTTTACTTTCTGCAAACGCTGGCGTGAACTGGGCGGCCAGGTGTTCCTGGCTCCCTGGACTCGTACTGTCCACGTTGGTACCTACGAATACGTCTGCGATTTGGGCGCCATTGCTCGCTATACCAGTCAGATGATGGATCATAGCCCACAACAGGCCAACGCCGACATCAACCCCGTGGAGGTCCCGGCGTGATCAAAGACGGTGTATCCGGCCAGGATGTTCTGGGCATCAAGCTCACCAGCAAGGAGGGTGAGCTTGTAGATAACCGCCTGGTGAGCCAGGGTGCCGAAGTAGTGCTTACCAATGAATTCCTGATTAGTCGTGAGTTCAGCAGCGCCAATGAGTTTAGTGTATGGGTGGAACAGCAACATGGCCAGTCTGGCCAGAGTCGCATGGACATCATCATTGGCTACTGCGCGGAACGAGACATCGACATCGAGGTCGTGGCGCCCTTGATCAATCGGGTACTCAAAGAGCAGATTCGTGTTGAAGCCGAGAACGCACACATGATGAAACCCACGGGACGTCTGCCACTTTGAACATGACTGACTATGAAGCCTATCGCATGTATCTGGCGTTGAGGGCGCATTTTCAGACCGACGACTACGATGTCGTAGCCAGTCGGGGCCGTATCCGAGCCAGACGCAGCCAGTTTACTGGTGGCAAGGTCTATACCTTTGCGCGGCTGGCTCGGGACTACACAGACTCTGAGATCTGTAACTTCATGGTTGCCAACTTTGTGGCAGGTAACCACTGGGGTGGGGTGTTCGATGCCAGCGCCACGCAGAACTACACGGACTGGCAGCGACGCAACCAGAGTCTGCGCTATATGTTTCAGCAGGAGCTGCAGGCTCTGTTTAACGAAGCACAGGACCAGGGCGTGAACAACGTGTTCGCGGCCGAACCAGGACAGCATCCCCTGGTGGTGCGAGCCTATCTGCGGCGCACCATTGGCCCAGAAACTCTGGTCATACTGCAGGAGCTCACGGGCTGGGCCGATGACATGGAGCTGCCCCGTGACGTAGTCTGGCAGAATCTGCACCGCCTCATGATCAAGTATCGCCCCTTTGTACGGTTCGACCGAATCCAATTTCAGGACATACTCGATGAGTTCACTGCCCACCAAGCATGAAATTGATGAGGAAATTCAGGACGAACGTCTTCGTCGTCTAGAAGAAGAATGTCTGAGTCTCCAGACCCAGGTCACGGCCCTGCAGGACAACATCACGGATCTACATCGCGCCTGCGTGGACATGCAGCGCATGATGGTAAAGATTGCCGCCAGCCAGCAGCAGGTCATAGATCGAGTTCAACACTGGCCCTTTGTACGGGCCGATTACTAGGAAATCAGTAGCAGGTTCATCATGGGACATACCCGCCGTTTTGACCGCGAAGATGCAGCTCCGCGTCGCCCTATAAAAAAGATGCGCAGTGGCATTGACAAACATACAAAAAATCTATATACTGAGGCTTCCAAGGTACTGAGTCATTACAGTCAGTCACTGGAAGAATATGATGATGCCGACATTGATGACTTTTGGAATGAACCCAAGTAGACAACACCTATACAACGCTATACAAGGAGATACAAATGGCATTTAGCAGCCTATCCGATCTACGCAGCAACCGCGGTAACTTCGACAACCTCATGAAAGAGGTCGAGAAACTTGGTAACCCCCAGGGCAACAGCGATAGTCGCGACGACGAACGCGTCTGGAGCCCCGAGGTTGACAAGGCTGGCAACGGCTATGCCGTGATTCGTTTCCTGCCCGCACCCCGAGGTGAAGAACTGCCCTGGGTTCGAGTCTGGAGTCATGGCTTCCAAGGCCCCACGGGCAAGTGGTACATTGAAAACAGTCTCACCACTATCGGCAAACCCGACCCCGTGAGCGAACTCAACAATGAACTTTGGAACAGCGGCAGCGAAGCCAACAAGGAAATCGCTCGCAAGCAGAAGCGCCGTCTGAACTATGTGTGCAATGTGCTGGTTCTGGAAGACCCGGCTCATCCGGAAAACGTGGGCAAGGTCAAGCTGTTCAAGTTTGGCAAGAAGATCTTTGACAAGATCAAGGATGTCATGCAACCGCAGTTCCAGGACGAAAAGCCCGTGAATCCCTTTGACTTCTGGGCTGGTGCGGACTTCAAGCTCAAGATTCGCAAGGTCGAAGGTTATCGCAACTACGACAAGAGCGAATTTGGCACGGTTCGTCCCCTGCATGAAGATGATGCCAAGATCGAGGCCGTCTGGAATCAGCAGCATAGTCTGCAGGACTTCCTGGATGCTCGTCACTTCAAGAGCTACGAGGAACTCAAGCGCAAGCTCGACACCGTGCTAAGCGGGGTTCCGGCAGCGGTGCGTCATGCCGAAGAAGTTGATCTCGAGGTTCCGGCTCAGCCACGAGCCAGTGCCCCGGCTCGGACTGCTCAGACTCAGAGCAAGCCTGCTGCGCCGGCCTATGACGATGATGACGATACCCTGAGCTACTTTGCCAACCTGGCAGCCGACGACTAGTAGAAGTTGCTGCCCCGAGCCACGTAGCGTTCCAGAGCACTTTCTGTGGGACGCACGCTGCCTCGGGGCAGCGCCATGCCCGACCCACTACCGCTTGGGCTAGGTGCGGCCGTGGGCTGCGGCGGCATCACAATCTGGGGTCGAACGGTTTGAGCACGAAGTCCTTCGTTGGCGGCACTGCTCTGTGCAATCTGCGACCCGCGCTGGCCCTGCATCTGCTGCTTGAGTTCAGCGCGCTCTGGCGCCAGGCTGGCATCAGATCGTTTGGCGGCAGCAGCATAGTCTTCCCGACTTACTTC